TCTGCAAAGCGTTGTGTAGTCGTCGTAGCCCCTCCCCCGTCCCTAAAACTGTACAGATATACAGTACTGTACGTCTATACAGGTTTGGCAGATATGTCGAAAGTGTGTGTCTAGGTTGGTCCACATAGAGCCCAATCGCATAAGCTCTCAGAAGCTCTGAATCGCTCTCTCAGCGACGTTAGCGAAACCCATGCTAGGGTATTCAGAAAGGGCTAATCGAATTTCACTGTATAAACGTACAGTTAAATGCATTTAACTTTTTGGTTGACTCATGACAGCGCATGGTTCATGCTTATGGGATGGTGCTATTTTGCACTGATGCTAAAAGGTAAATTGATATGAAAGCTGAAAACATCCAATCCAACACTAGTGCGCCTCGCCTTGCCGGTTCAGCATTTGCGAAATTCGAGCAAGATCAAGACGGCTTGCTTGTCGATAAACTGCTGACTCATGCCAAGGGTATCCACACTAAGCATGATGTCGAAGAGTTTTTGACCGGCTACGTCGAAGGGCTAGCGGGCGACGCCAATTCCAAAAAGGTTAGAAAAAGCATGGTCCGCAAGATCCTTGTAGTGCTGACCGCTACCGACAAAAAGCTGAATGAGTATCACAAGCTATCCAAGCCCGCAGACGGTCAGAAGCTGGTACGCTCAAAGATGAAAGTCGCCAAGGGCATTAACGCGCTATCAGCGGCCCTGCGCGTACCTAGTGCTCCCAAGGTAGAGAGCGATGGCGAGGGCGAGTCAGAGGGCGATACCGGCACCAATGACACCCAAGCCATGTTGTTGGCATGGTGGGCCGTATGTGAAAAGCTAGGACACTCAGACAAGTACGGTCTGACTACCGACGACATGCTGGCCTTTATCGCCCAGAAGGTAGCCAAGTGACTGAGCTAGCCGCAGACGGTCTAGCCCTAGCTATCGGCTTTGGTTTGATCTGGGCATATCTAGAAATCAAATACCCGAGCTGAACCAACCCAAGCCCTGCCGCAATGGTGGGGCTTTTTTTTGCCTGTAATTCTCTCTCTATCGCTCTCTAAGCGACGTTCTATTCCTACCCTATACCCTACCCTTGCTCTTGTTATCGTTGCTCACAGCGCCATTCAGAGCCTCTCATTTGACTTGCCTGTTATTCCATGAGATAATATGTACATGGTCGGGCAATAACGTTCGGCTATAACTGAAAAGTTAAATGCATTTAACAATGCTAAGGAGAAATGCTATGTACAGAATCAACAAAGGCGATGCACCTCAACCGTTAAACTTTAGGAATCGTGGTAGCTATTGGCGTGACCTGTTCGAGAGCATGGGTCGCAACGATTGGATACGCCTTCCGAAGGATCATCACGCTAGAGCATCAGCGGCGGCAAGTACATACCTCAAGGGTCGTTACTCTTTATATCGTATTGATGATATGACGGGTGACTACTGCTTGTTGAAACTACGTTGAGTGGTGTGACAATGAGCAGACCTATTCATGAGATAGCACGGGACGTTAATGCTACGTGGTCGAAGGTGTCACCGTATGCACAGCCATACCTTGAAGCCATGCAGTACCTGACTAGCATTGACGATGACTATTACCTTGACAGTGGTAGGAGTGTGGTGCTTTACTTCCTATCGAACGCGGCCTCGTGGCGTGGTGATGATGCGAGGCGTATCAAGAAGGAGTTAAAGGAGATGTTATGAGTGTACTAACTGATGCACGGGATGCAGTGGGTGGACTAGCTAACCCAAGCAAGGTTCCGTGCAGATCCACATCAACACCAGCGGAGAACTGTCACACTGGTTCCAAGCTGATGAAGGTGAAGGGGTCTGTGTGTGAGAACTGTTATGCTTGCAAGGGTAACTACGTTTTCCCTAATGTTAAGAAGGCGTTGCGTCGTAGACTTGATGCTCTGTCTCATCCTGATTGGGTGGAGAACATGGCGATAGCTATCAACAAAGCGCCGTATTTTAGATGGCATGATTCGGGTGACATCCAAGGTGTGTGGCATTTGTCTAACATCGTGGAGGTAGCGAAGCGTACACCTGAGACTAAGCACTGGTTGCCTACCCGCGAGGCTAAGTATGTATCGCAGTATCGTGGTGAGATACCAGACAATCTGATTGTGCGTGTGTCTGCGGCTATGATTGATGGGCCTCCACCCAAGAGGTTCCGCTTGACTTCCACAGTACACCGAGATAGAATCCCTACTGACTCGTTCGTATGCCCCGCACCTAAGCAGGACAACAAGTGTGGTGAGTGTCGAGCGTGTTGGGATAGTGCAGTACCAAATGTAAGTTACACAAACCATTGAGCAGAGCAGGAAAGTGAAAACAGTAGCTTGGCCTGTAGCGGGGGTTAACAACCCTGCGAGTAGGTTAGCCAGCCCCTACCTAACCCAATGCTGGCACAACTTAAATGCATTTAACTAAGGAGAAGTATCATGGGTTGGAGAAGTAGTGAAATTGAAGTAACAAGTGTCATTAATCTGGATGACTATGACGATGAGATCATGGATTACGTGGAGCCTGACAACATCAGCGATGCGTTTGACCTACTGGAGCGGTGGGGATATAGTGATGGTGGCATCTTAGGGCATATGCTTGAGAATATGGATAGCTCTGTTTTGCTCAGTCAGTTAAGCGACGTACTCCACGTTGACAGTGCGCTGGATCTGGTGAAATCTATCTATCATTACGGACACGATGTACGTGACAGTAAGGAGCAGGCGCTGAGAAATCAGATCACTGAGTTGAAGCAGAAGGTTGACGAGTTGTTGGCGTTGAACCATACTTTAGTCACCGAACAAAAGGAGGAAACTACTGATGAATCCTGATCTATTGACAGAACTGCGTAACTTCAGGCAGAGCCTGCGTGGCCTCAAGGCTGAGAATCTGCGTGAGTATCGTAGGTATAAACGTGAGGGGTTTGGTGCTGGTGTGCCTGACTTCATGTACGGTATGGCGCTGGGTAAAACAGCCGCGCTGAAACGCCTTGATCGAATGATAAACGTGTTGGAGAGTAACGATGGGGACAGCTAGTATGTATGGGCATCAAGTAATTGATGTGGAGTTGGATTCTCCTTGGATGACACTGCCTGTCAAGATAGAGTTTGATTATCTTGGTGGGGAGGAGAATCTTGTTGAACTTGTATCAGTGACGGCGTATGGTTACGACATCACAGCGTGGGTCAACACAGACTACATGTTTGATCTGGTGCAGGAGTACACTGATGAAGCAGACTATCACTACGGTGATCATGGAGATTACGTATGATTGTTCAATTTGATACAGCGTTACCTGAGTATGCAGGCGCAAGCGAGCGTCCTGTTCTTCAGAAGCTGGTTGACTTATGTTTGTGGGACAGTGGTAAGGTGTCAGTGTGGGACGGTGAGGAGCTATCAGTGCATGGGTGTAGTAGTAAGATGCACATCCTCAAGAACCTAGCACAGACTGAGATGGATCAGCTTGAAGCATACGACAAGGACGGTAACCTTCGTGGGTGGTTCTCGTTGATCTACAACAACGGGTCAGAGCGTGAGCCTATGATTGTTATCTCTGACTACAGTGTTAACGAGTGGACAGAGAATGTGTACCGTAAACTAGACGAAGCCTTTGGAGGGTATGAACTATGAAGTATTACATCAAGCCGTATTCAGAACCGAACGGACGGATAGCAATGTTCCGTGTAGTCAAACGACTGCGTGACTTCAAACCAGACAACGGTGTAGAGTACATGGTGTTCAGGAGTAAGAAAGAAATACAAACCGCCCTGTTCATTGACCTGTACTGTGGTAAGAATGGTAAGCTAGTCAAGCTAAAAGACAGATCAGTGTTGAGGTTCTAACATGAAAGGTGGTATGAGTTACAGAGAGATAGGTGATGTGCTTGGTATTTCAGGTGCGCGAGTACGACAGATAGAAGCTACTGCTCTGCGAAAGCTGCGCCGGTCAGGTAAACTGGAGAAGTTCCTGTGCCTTCTTGATGTGGAGGTGCAGGAATACTACGGGGAGAAGCACAGAATTATTAAACAGTGTGAATAATACATCTTACTTTTATTGTGGAGTGTGGTATAATCTCTATATAGATAACTAAGTATTACTATTATTAATACTAATACTATTACTAATACATAGGAACTACATATGACTAAAGAACAGATGATTGAAGAGCTAGTTGAGTACGAGTTCCAACAGGTGACGATGGTGGAGATCGTTCAGATATACATCAAGCTGCAACGTGAGCTTATGAACCAGACGTTTGATGATGACGAGATAACGGCACGTTACAATGAAATATTCGGAGATGCGGAGGAGGTAGTACACTGATGACGTTTGTTAAGTTACACCAGCAATGCAATGACTGTGGTTCTAGTGATGCGTTGTCATACAATGATGATGGGTCTAGCTACTGCTTTGCCTGTGCTAAGTTCACCCCGTCAGAGTCCACAGGAAGCTCTGTGAGCGACATTAAGGAACGAGTAGTACCCGGACAAGGGTTCGACAAAGCGGCCTTCACAGAGCCATACAGGGGCTATCAGGATAGGGGTCTGACAGCTACCACAATGGCGGCGTACTCAGCACAGCAGAAGGCGGGTAACATTCTGTTTGGTTATCATGATCCTGTTGGTGAGCTAGTGGCTGTGAAGACTAGGTATCCAGACAAGCAGTTCAAGATCAGTGGGGATTGGAAGAAGGCTGGGTTGTATGGTCAACATCTGTTCCCTAGTGGTGGTCAATACATAACCGTAGTGGAGGGAGAGTTCGATGCACTGGCATCCTATCAAATGTTCGGTGGTAAGTATCCTGTTGTGTCTATTCGTAATGGTGCCCAAGGTGCTGCTGCTGACTGTCGCAGAGCCTACGACTTTCTCGACCAGTACGATCACATTATCTTCTGCTTTGATAATGACGAGCATGGTCGATCTGCCGCTCTAGAATGTGCTGACATCTTTGGTGGCAAGGCTAGGATATTCCATCATGGTGAACACAAGGATGCGTGTGACTACCTGTTGAACGGTGACAAGGAGGAGTTTGTCAAGCGTTGGTGGGCGGCAAAGACCTACACACCTGACGGCATGGTGATGCTGGGTTCTCTGCGTGAGTCACTGAAGAAACCATTGGAGGAGGCAGAGGTACGCTACCCATACAAGGGACTAGATGACATGACGTTTGGTATCAGACCGACTGAGCTAGTCACCATCTGTGCTGGCTCTGGTCTGGGTAAGTCTACGTTCATGCGTGAGCTAGTGTTCTCCATACTGTCGCAGACTACAGACAGGGTAGGACTAGCGTTCCTTGAGGAGACACCTGATCGTACTGCCCGTGGTCTGGTAGGATTACAGATCAACAAACCTATACACCTTCCGGGCTGTGACTACTCAGCTAGTGAGGTAGACCAAGTGTTCGACAGCCTCAACCTAGATGACCGTGTGGTACTGTGGGATACGTTTGGTTCCAACAAGATAGAGAACGTACTGGCACGGTTCAGATACCAGATCAAGGTTCTGGGTGTGCAGTACATCGTGCTGGATCACATCTCCATACTGGTATCAGATCAGGACAACGGTGACGAGCGCAAGGCTATCGACGAGATCATGACCAAGCTACGTATGTTCTGTCAGGAGATGCGTGTGTCCATGTTCATCGTGTCACACCTACGTAGACCTGAAGGCAAGGGACATGAAGACGGTGCTTACACCAGCCTTGGTCAGCTACGTGGCAGTGCCGCTATTGCACAACTGAGTGACATCGTGTTAGGATTAGAACGTAATGCACAGGCAGAAGATCCTATGGTACGTAACACTACCAACGTGCGTGTGCTGAAGAACAGGTTCAGTGGTATGACAGGGCCAGCTACTGCGCTGATGTACAACAAGGATACAGGTAGGTTGACTGAGGTATTTGAATGAGGTGCATTGCTTGTGATAAGATACTAACAGACTACGAGCTAACCAAGAAGTTCAGCGGGAGTGGGGAGTTCGTTGATATGTGTAACGAGTGTAGTCGTTTCCTAGTTGAGGATGACTTGACTGCGGTAGGTAACATAGACTATGCTAGTCTTAGTGATCTAGAGGAGATACGTGATGTCGAAGATGGGACGTTGGATTATGACACAAGAAGAGAACAGGGAGATGAGGGATGGTGGTAGGGAACTATCAGAAAGACAGAAGCTTGATCTCGCCTACTACGAATACTGTGTTCTTAGACATAGAGGCAGACGGCCTGAACCCTACGAAAGTACACTGCGCGATTACAAAGAGATCGGGCGAAGCTCACTTGACCCACTTATCTAGAAGGAGTTTGATGGATGAACTGGCGCGTGGTGGACAGGTATGTGGGCATAATGTTATCGGGTACGATCTTCCTGTGTTGCACAGGTTATGGGGCATACGTATACCTCAAGACAGAGTTGTGGACACACTGGTACTTTCACGTTTATTTCATCCCGATCTGGATGGTGGTCACAGCTTGGCTGCTTGGGGAAATAGGCTCGGCTTCCCTAAAGGTGATCATTCGGATTGGTCGGAGCTATCTGAAGAGATGGTGGAGTACTGCAAAAGAGATGTGGACGTTACTGAAAGACTTCACGATGCGCTTGTACAACAGCTAAGGTTGTTTGGTTTTACTAAGCATTGTGTTGATCTTGAACACAGCGTAGCGTTCA